CTTTCCACTCACATGGAAGACGGCCCGCTTTCGCTTTTGTCTTCCACTAATCTCCTAGTCACCGTGAGGGTTGGTGTTAGGGTTGGTTGGCCTTACGTTGTTGTCAACTGCCCGTGCCCCCTAGTGGGGGGTCAATCAGAGTTCGGTTAGCGATTGGTCTGAGTCGCTTTCTTCCGTCCCTGTTTCGTCAAGCTCGGCCAGTATAGCCAGCTTTCTCTCATAACGGGCGATCTTAGCCTGCATGAGTTTGGTGAGCACGTTGGTACGCTCCCCAGTGTTAGATCCCGACGACCTCGAGTGGGATTCCGAGGTAGTTGGACACTCCAACGTCCCCAGTGATGCCGACATCCGTTGCGATAGCTTCGACGGTTGTGACGGTCTTAATGGTGGTGATTTCATCAACCAGTTTGATCTTATCGATGGTTGTGATGAGGTCGATTGTTCCTCCCCCTGCGATGACGTTAGAGGCGAAGTAGTCTGCGCTGTCTGCAGTCGGGCCAGGTCGTCTGACAGCAACAGCACCATCCGAGTCAAATCCTTTACGGAATCCGAGCTCCTTGAGGGTGCTGATCGTGCGGCTGGTGAAGCCAACGTCAGGGTGATGTACCAGGGTTCGGCTAGGGCGCCGCCCAATGTACCCCCTGCTTGCGTGATCGTTGTCACCAGATCGGTCAAACTTAATGCGTTCACGGACATCCTCGCGTCTTCTAAGGAAAAGTGTAACGTCATTGGGACCAGGTTGGAGTATCCCTTGTTTGCCCTGAAGAAGGTTCCGCTGTTCGGAGCGAAAACTGTCGAGAACCATGATGGTTGGGACATCGACCCTTCTGTGATCTGATAAACAGACCCCTCCTCCGGAATGCCCACTGGGTATGAGCTTTCTGGGGCGTACATGCACCCTTGACTGCTGTTGTAAGGGTTCTTCCCCGCGACGACTAGCCCTGCGGGATATGGCACGACCCAGTTCACGATGGGTGTGTTGCTCGTTTCGGCGAATGTGAGGGACGGTGCCGAAAAGACGACGTCGTAGTGCATTTTCACCGTTAGAGCGACTTGGCCCGTGTAACCCCCCGTTGTTGCGTAGACGGCTAGGGCTGCTGAGCCGAAGTGTGTTTTGTACAGATCCTGCGTGGTTAAATCTGTATACAGCCATTCGTTGGGCTTTGTAGCCAGGTTGACCATCATTCGGCCGTCCATTGACGCCGAGAGTGTGGCGCTCCGTGAGCCTGGTGTGTTGCTCATCACCCGAATTAGCTGGTTTGCGGTGTAGTTGAGGTACTCCGTCTCCGCTGACGGGTCGATGCAAGCCATGTACGAGCCCGACACAGTGGTCGGTGCTGCTGAGGTAACCTCCAGGGCGAATGATTTCACCATCACCTTGTCGTACAGGTAGCTCATCTGGGCCAACCTCGTTCCCTCGAACAACCTTGGGGCTAGCTTGGTGTCCCACAGCAGGTTGCCCGATTGTTCCCCCGCCGGCACGTTGATCGTGACGAGGTACTCGGAACGCCTCATGGGCAGCGTTCCGCTTCTGTTTGTCCCGCTGATGTTTGCGCGAGCAATGGGCAAGTTCCGGATCCGCCCAGAACCTTGGGCCCTTTTGGGCTGACGCCTTGGCGCCCCCTTCTTCGTGGACTTGCGGGGATTTCTTCCGGCTGTCCGTTTGGCCATACTCCTTCGTTGAACAAGTTGTCGAGGCATCTCCTGACATGTAAGTGTTCGCTCCGTAAGAGTCTTGTGGGATAGTCAATTGCGATCGCAGTTGAAAATCCCGCAGGCCCACTAGCCAATGCACGTGGTCGCTGAAGTCCAGTTGGTCGAAGTGCTTCTCCAGCATTAGTTGGTCGTCCTTGCCGATGTCGAAGGCTCTTGTGAACGTTTCACGTGCTTGGTCTGTTACGAGGCAGGGGCCAGGATCAGTGTCATACAACAACCGAATCCTCACCTCGTATGGTAAGCTGTCAATAGGTAGATCTTTTACCTTTCCAGCGTGTCTTATGAGGCAGTTGGCGAAAGCCTCGAGCACTGGGACGCCCCTGTTGAGGCTAAGCTCACATTTGCCCAGTGATAAGATGTACCTCAGCCACCCTGTGCCTAAGTACTTGTGCACGGTGACCATTGTGCGTGTCATAGCCCGGATGGGAGTCCGGATCATTCT